GTCGACCGTGAAATTGAAAAACTCAGAGCAAGAGGCGAAGAAGATGTTGTACAAAGGGAATATTACGGAAAAATAGTTCGGGGAGGAAAGAATGCCATATTTCCTATGTTTAAAGAGGAACTTATATCTTCTCATAACGTATTAATAAAAGAATTAAGCAGAGATAGACACAAATTAGATTGGTTTTGCATATGTGACCCCGGATCTACAACCTGTTTCGCTGTTCTTTTTGGATGTATCAATCCTTACACTAAGAAATTATACCTATTAGACGAAATATATGAAACAACTCAAGAAAATACTTCAGTTAGACGTATATTTCCTAAGATTAAGGCTAAAATGGAAGAATTTTATCCCGGCTCATCTTTAGAGGATGATTGGATAAAGGTATATGATGAAGCGGCAGCTTGGTTTGCTACAGAGCTACTAAACCAATATCATTTATACTTCTTCCCGACTGAGAAGCATATGAATAAGAAGGATCACGGTTTATCCTTGATAAAAGACCAAATGATTTACAATTTAGTCACTATTTCTGATAGATGTGAGAAATTAAAATGGGAAATTGAAGGATATGCTAAGACTGATAAAGGAGATATCCCTAAAAAACACGATCATTTGATTGATTGTTACAGATATCTTAATGCAGTAGCTCACTATAATATGCATGAAGTACTTGAAATTATTAAAGAAGTTAGACCAGATGATCCTCGAAGTATATCTCTAGAGGACGATATGTTGGACTTTAGAAGGGATTCAGACTGGACTGTAGGGTTTGACCAATGGGAGGATTTATGAATTATTTTACAATATTGTCACTTTTTGCTTGCATTTTTTCGTTTTTTAGTGTAGGCTTGTCTCTGTATGCATGTATTTTGGCAAAATCACTTGAAAAGACTACCCACACGGTACAATTTATGCCAGTCGATGAGTCTTTCACTAATAATGAAAGTATGGAAGAACTAAATGTCGATCAAAAAGAAGATAATGAAGATTTTTTTAGGATGGTATAGATGAGTTTATTTGATGCAGAATTTGATAGTGATAGTCCTAGTAAGGAAGTAAAACCCTATCATACAGTAAAAAAGAAAAAAGATTCTGAGAAATTAGAATGGCTTAATACTGTTATCAATGCCTTAGAAAAACAATCTATAACTAGACATACTACTTATAAGAAGAATATGGAAGCTTATAGAGGTATGACATCTAAATCTATAGGTAGAGATAGTAGAAAAGGTGATAGACAAAATTTCAATGCTACAAATAAATTTATAGTAAATCATTTACATGATATGACAGAAACTAGGGTTTCTCAAATGTGTAGAGTCAAACCTCATGTAGACATTATACCTACCAATGATGAGTTTGAAGATAAGAATGCAGCAAAAGCAGTTAAATTATTAGTAAACCATTTATGGTACATTAATGATATGGATTCATTAATACAGAAAATGCAGAGATTCGCACGTATATTCGGAGAGTCTTATGTATTTATAGAATGGGATAAGCATATAGGAGATTTACATCCTATGTGGGTTGCAGCAAGAGATGCTAATCTACCTTTAGAATTATTAAGTGAAGCAGGTGAAGCTATTATAGATTCAGAAGGTGTTCCTCAAAAAATAAATATTGAAAAACCAATCATGACTGGAGATGTAAAATACTCTATAGAATATCCTTGGAGAGTCTTTTTACAAAGAAAGAAAGAGTTTAATAAGGTAGAATATTGTTTTAGAGTAAAGGTAGAAGCAACAGAAGATCTAAAATTAAAATATTCTAAAAATAAAGAAAAAATAAAAAGTGGTAAAAATATTAAATTATTTGATATAGAAGATTTAATGGACCACCTCTTAGAAGAAGAAACTATAGTATATGAATTTTATCATAAACCTACTCAACACTGTCCTGCAGGTGCATATATTAAATTTACAAATGATATAATACTAGAAAAAAGAGGTTATCCTTATTCTCATAACGAATTACCTTTTGTAAGACTAACAGATATGGATATACCCGATGTTTTAAATGGCGTATCTGGATATGAAATGTTACGTCCATTACAGAGTATGCATAATAACTTATCTACTCTTTTAGCAAAAAATATATACTTAACTGGACATGCTAAATGGGTTATGCCAAGAGGTGCTTGTAAGATAGAAGCTCTAGGTAATGATAGTACAATAGTTCAGTATCAAGGTAACGTACCTCCACAAATGCTACAAACAAAACCTAACCCTCAAGAAGCCTATGCTTTTAGAGATCATTTGGTTCAAGAAATGGGACAAATTTATGGTGTACAAGGCGTTTCTCGTGGAGCACCTCCTCCGGGAATTACTGCAGGAGTTGCATTACAATTTTTAAATGAACAAGAACAAGAAAGAGCAACTTCTGATGTTGCTAAACATAATGAAATGATTCAACATATTGCAAGAAAATCTATTGCTGTAGCAGGAGATTATTATGATGTGGATGATGGTCGATTGTTACGAATTGTGGGTAAAGATAATCAATACTCCATACGTCATTTCGATTCTGCCAATCTTAGTAAAGATTACGATATACGTGTTCAAGTAGGATCAGCTCTTCCAGAATCAAAAGCAGGAAAAATTCAAAGAATAATTGAAATAATGCAAATGAAACCAGATCTTCTATCTAATGAAAGATGGATTGATCTATTAGAATTTGGTAATACTGAAAAGATGAATACACTACTAACTGCTGCTGTTAAAGCTGCTGAATCTGAAAATGAAGATATTTTGGCAGGTAAATATGTAGGTGATCCCGAAACATGGGAAGATCATATTATTCACTGGAGAACACATGTTAGAGCATTACAATCTAGGTCTTTTAAAGAGGAAACTCCTGAAGAAGTACGTCTAGAAATGATAACTCATATATCTGTAACCGAATTTGCTATGATAGAAAAGGCTAAAACTAATCCGTTGTTTGAAGCAAAGTTAGCTGAATTAGCCCTATTCCCAATAGCATCACCAGATTATACAGCAAGATCAAGAGAGCATATGGAAACAGTTGCTCAAGCGCAAGCTAATAAAGGACAAAAAGTAACAACGATAATTCCGGGAACGGAGAAAGAGGAGGGAATAACAGGTGAGTGATAATAACCAAGCTACAGAGGTAGCAGAATCAGAAGTAATAATTAATGAAGAAGTAGGTACTGATGATACAGAATCTAATGCCGTTGCATATTCTTTTGATGATTTAGACAGTCTTACATCCAATGTAACTGACTCAAAGGAACTAATAAATGAATCGAAAGAGTTCTTGGATAAAGGGAGTAAAGAAACGTCTAAGACAGAAGAGAAGCAATCCGGTTATAAAGCTAAAGACAAAGGAGAAGAGGATTCGTCTGCAGAAGAAGAGGGAATTGCGGAAGTTGAAGAAGTTAAATACAGACAAGGTATGTTTAAGGATGTCGCACAGGAAATTGCCGAAAGCACAAGTTTTAAACATAAAGTTGACGGAGAAGATGTAGAAGTATCTTTAAAGGATTTATTAAATAACTATTCAGGAAAAGTTTCTTACGATAAAAAGTTTAATGAAATTAATGTTTCTAGAAAAGAATTAGAAACAGAATTAGGAAATTATAAAAAAGAAAAAGAATCTGTAGATGAATATATTAATGATTTTGCAGAAAAAATGAAAGCAGGAGATGCAATGGGTGCCATCTCTTTCTTAGCAGAGTTTGCAGGTATGACTCCATATGAGTTCAGATCTCAACTTTTAGAAAATATTGCACCTGAGGTAGATAGAAGAAGAACCCTATCTAGAGATCAGTTAAGTAATGAACAATTACGAGCTGAAAATGAATATCTAAACAAAATGCGTGAGTCTGAACAAGGTAAGATCTCTAAACAGCAAGCCAATACGGAACTGGAACAGAGAATTGCTACGTTACAGGAAACTCATAGTATAAGTGACGATGATTTTGAAACCGCATATAAAGAATTGCAGGATACTGAATTATCTAATCAATTAACTCCGGACCTTGTAGCTAGGTATTGTGTTCAAAAGAATGCCTACAATAAAGCGGATTATTTAATTAGAGAAGTCGAGCCTAATTTGTTAGAAAATGAAAAAGTTATTAATGCTGTACAAAAGTTGATTGTAGATAATAACGAATTTTCTGATGACGAAATTAAGGAAATCATTTCAAGTCTTTATAATAAAGAGGTTAAGAAAGCATCAAAAGCTGTATCAAAGAAGATACAGAGTAGTTCAGAGAAGCAAGCCGAAAAAGGAACTTCCGAGGAATACGAGAACTATATCGATTTCGAGGATTTCGATTAATTATTAACAATTTATAACAGGAGTCAATAATGGCACGGTTTAATATAAATGAAGCACCCTTAGGTCTAAATAACATATCCGCTTTATTTAAAATTAAGTATGAAAAACTATCTGAAAACGTATACAACTCAGCTAACGTTTTATTAGGTAGATGTAAAAAATCCTACAATTTCGTAGGTGAAAAAATGCAGATCACAGTACCTCAATCTTTTGCAGGTGGTGTTGGTTCTG